CTTTTTATTCATGCCTGCACCAGTCTTATGCCAAGCCCCACGTCCTTTAGACAGATTTTTTATACTTCTGGCCTTGGAACGCTTTGAATGATAAACCATTTTACGCCCCTTGTTGTGAGAAACACAACCTTTTAAAAATCGTCCGGTAATAAAGTCTCTCTCAAATCGCTCAGGCGGTATATATAATTCACTCATTTCTAATTATAATTGTATTATCAACAAGCTATTAATCAACCTCTATAATCTGATATCTCCCTTTTTTGACGTAAATCTTATGGTTGTAATAATCCTTGATTACTGCATATCCAGACTGTGGCCTAATATTACCTGTTAAATCTTCAACATAAGAATTTTCGTAGGCTTCCACTGTTGCGCTGTCGTAGGCTTCCACTGTTGCGCTGTCGTAGGCTTTCACTGTTGCGCTGTCGTAGGCTTTCACTGTTGCGCTGTCGTAGGCTTTCACTGTTGCGCTGCCGTAGGCTTTCACTGTTGCGCTGCCGCAGGCAAAAGATGTAGTTTTTACCTCATGGCATTTTTGTGTATAGATACCAGCTTCCGCAAGCTCTTCTTCAGAAAAGTTGTCTTCTAAATATTTTGCATCTACTATTCTTGCTGTTTGTAACACCCAAAACCAGTTATCAGTAATAGCCTTAAGTATATCAGCTTTACTTTTACTCCTTAATCCCATTGTATAACCTGTTTGACAGGCTCCTGCTTTCTTGGCACGCAGTAATAGTTCTTCCTTTATTTCTTCAAATGTTTTCTGTTCCATGATATTGTTTATTTTTTGTTATTTTGATATTTCGATAATTCCGCGCTTCTCACATTCCTCAAGTAAATTCATATCCTCCCTTTTTATCAGAGCGCCTGTCTTACGATTCACGCTCACATAAGGCTCAAACCCGAATCTCTTAGCCATCTTCTCTATTGTGGTACGATTCCATGTATTCCATCTAATCACCACAGCTATTTTTGAATCTTCCATGCCTGTACACTGTTAAACCATTTTTTCTTTCCATCCTTATCCGTATATTCTTTGGCGGAAACATTGAAGTGTACTGTAACATCATCGCCAACACAAAGCGGTTCTTTTATCGGGCCATCATTGCTAAACATGGTGAATGCCATTGATTTTCCAAATTGCATCTGTTCAGTTATAAGATATTCTCTTATCTCGTAATCCGTTCCCTGACGGGTGGTTCCTCTTCTTACACCCAAATCTGCGGTGATTCTTCCTTTGATTTCGCACATCATAATATTTTCTCCTTTTTCTTTACTGCTTTCTTTAAGTCGTCCCGACTACCCTTCGGGCAGTATAAGACAAGTTGCCGAAAACTGTTAATTTTGAATTTTTTTATTATTAACTTATTGATTTTCAGTTATTTAACAACGCCCCATAAGGTGCTTTTTCTTTTACCGTAATTAATTGATAATCAATTAGTTATATTTTTAAATAATTGGCGTGATTGAGGATGCTTGAAAACAGTTTAGTAATTTTTCCTTAAATTCCTGCTCCAAATCACCCATCACTTCCGTGTACTTTTTCTTCTCCACACCCCACGAATTAGCAAACGTGCGTAAGGTTTCCCACTGCTTCTTCGTGAGTTTCCCTTCCATATACATGGCCCTGTACCGTTCCTTGTATCTCGTGACACCAACCCTTTGAATCTCACGGGCTTTATCCAGTTGGGATAGCTTGACACCTTTAGCAGGTATAATCTCCCTCTCAAACCGTATCTCTGACCAGTCCTTGTAAAATATACGGGCCATTTTGTTTAGCGACATGTTGTCAACCAATTGCAGTAGTGGTACGGACTGATGTTTGTATACGGTCTCTATTCTAAGGATGTTACTTCCTACCGTCCGTTTCTTCTCCTTGGCCTCGTATGTCTTATCGTATATCTTCAGTATCTTACGATAATACTTGCTCTTCTCGGTTGTTTTCTGCCTGTATTCCTGATAGTTGGCATCATTCCATAAGGTGCGTTCTGCTATGCTGTCCACAAGTCTTATATATTCGTCAGCCGGACGGAGCATCTTCATTGTAACCCCTATCTCATAATAGGTCACTACTGCATTCTCCGCTTTCACGCACAATCTGAGCAACAGTTCCTCTATTGTCCTGACTGCCATCCGGAAGGTCATCGGGCGGCTGTTATCCAGCTTGCCCGATTTCCCCTTATGGTATAGCTTGCAGACCGAGCAACTGCATTTCAAGGTGTCACCCCTTATTTCGATAGTGCAGCCGTCAAAGTTGGAGTATGCGGACGACTTGTAGTAGATCTCATCATCCTCCGAACATTCCTTAAGGTAGTTCTTCAAGACTATAGTCTCTATGTCGTTCACATCTATCCTTGCCTTTATGGTTATTCGGTCAAACATTGTATCGTCAAATTTCGTTCTTTCAAAATCCGGGCTATCTCACCCTTGTAGTGAGCTATTAATACCTCGTACTCGAATGCAGTGTATTTCCTTGTCTCGTATTTCATCGATTCAAGTATTAGCACCTGATTCTCGCCGTACTTCCTCACCAAGCCTCTCCTGTATCCCTGCATATTACCTTCATCAAAACGGTTGCAGCTTTTACATTGTGCGTTGCAGTTCGTCTCGCTGAACCGTGTCGCCATGTGCTGGCGGTTGATGTAATGGCCACAGTCTGCCTGTGTTATGGGCTTTATAAAACCGCACGAGATACAACGGAACACCGTAGTGTTAGGTATCATATCCCTTAATCTGACATACTGGGAAAACACAGCGTCCAGTTTCTTTTTCAAATTTGCCGTGCTGCTAGTTTTTGCCGGTTTCTTCTTTTTGGATAACATTGGTCTTATATTTTATAATCTTGTTCAACTGTTCCGGATTGCGGAATCTTATCGCACACTCGTGCCATTCCTGTGTACTGGACTTATATGGAAATTCGTGGTATTGTGCGGCAAATTCCTTGTCCACCAATAGTGCTACGTAAGCCTTCCACTCCTTTCCTTTGTCCCAGAAGATGGATAAATCCCCAATTTCTGGGGCGGTTTCCGTCTCGCCGGTGATATCCAGCAAGAAATCTTTGCTCTTTTTCCTGAGAAACAAAGCTATATTATCACCGCAATCCATTCTTTGGTATATTTCATATTCCGTCAAATCCAGTAAATCGTCCTTTTTCATGATATCTTTTGATTAGTATTGATTATAAAAACTTCTATTATTGAAGTTGTGGGAGCTACGGGAATTGAACCCGTGACCTATGGCTTTGCCGATCTGTATCATGGAAACACACACAAACAAAACAAAAAAATAGATTAATTACCCCTGACCATTAACTGCCATCGCTCTGCCACTGAGCTAAGCCCCCATGTGCCGGATCACCTTCACAGGCTACACCGGCTAAAACCTAAACTAAAACCTATGTTTGACCCTGGTATGCTTCCGAAAACTCTTTCGGAACAAAGGCATATACCGGAATTACTCCCGATTCCTCTATCACTGCATTAATATCTTTCCGCTTGAACGTGTTTCCTTTATCCACAGCCTCTTTCTCATGCTTGTTCTGTTCCCGGTTCAGGAAATCGTTTATCAACATTATAGCCCTTTCAGCCGTATAGGTGTTCACTATAAAACTTTGGAAAATCTCATCCTTATTGTCCTCGTCACTATATGAAACCCTCGCCTTAATCTTGTAGAATTTCAATGTGTCAGGTTTATTCTCATCATCCCCTTTTAGAATCTGGTCCCTTTCCTCTCTTGAGTATAACTCTTCGTCAAGCGCCAGCCTTGTCACATCATCAAGCGGTTTTTTGAGCATTGTATCTACTATGATTATATGGTTCTCATACTCCTTCACCATTGAGACCTGATATCTTCCGATATAGTTCAACTCTACAAAATCTTTCACGATCTCCAAGGCGTTATCTACCGAACTGGCGAGCATCAAGAATTTTCTTTTCTTATCTTCCACGTCGACTTGCGCCATATATGGATAAATATGTCTGTTCTTGAACTCGTAGGACATACGTTTCTGATTGCTTACCTCCACTTCACTTATCGAACCCTCGCTCATAAAGAACTGTATTCTTGATAATTCCTCTGCTTGCAACAGGGTTCCTCTTTCGTAGATCAGCTCCTTACGCTCTATTGACACCACCTCACCCGAACCTTCGTCTACAAAATCCTCCTTCCATGAACGTTTCAAATCATAAACTAGGTACTTACCTTTCATCTGTCTGATATCCGATGTGATTTCCCTTACCTCGTTCTTTTTGGTCTCTACTGATTGCATAACTATATTATTTTAATTGATAATCAATCGCCAAACTATCCCAATGATTACGGTTGCTCATGTACTCGTCAACTAACCGACTGTCGGAAGGATTGCCCAACTCTGTCTTTAATACCTGATACACGTTGTCCGGCATGTTATATATGACAGATTCATTATAGTCACATCGTCCGGCAATGCCTAGCAATAAAAGCAATGCCACAACCAATAATGTGTATTTTGTTAACTTATTCATAATCTTAATTTTAAATGGATATATACTTCTCTCTTCTTGCCGGATTGTGGTTTGCCTTAACCTTGGCATCTATCTCATTCTGTATCCTCGCTATCTCCAACAGCTCGCACGCCCATTTGATACGGTTCCTTTCAAAATCACCACATAGCATCGCTTGTGCGTAAATCTCAGCTTTCGCCTCGTGCGCATTCAGCTTTTCTTGTAAATCCTTTGGAATACGTTTCTTTCCTCGCCCCATATCTCACCTCCTTTTTTCTGTGAATAAGCTCAATGCCATATCAGCATCTACTACAATCATTCGTCCCACTTGGCGGACCGCTTTCTTTATGATGCCCGACTTAAGGCGGTATGCCGTAGTCTCGGAACAATGAAACAGGTCCATTATCCCTTTTATGCCATATACCAAGTTCTGCCCCGTTTTAGCAGGAACAGCAATTTCAGCTTTCGGAATCAAGCTGCCAAACAACTCTTTCAATTCGCCCACGGTTAAATCTACCAACCGGGTATCATCCGTTATTCGTCTTTCTAATGGTATCATATCTTTGTTATCTTATTTTTAATGTTTACTTTCGCGAAAAAAACTATTATTATGAGCAATTTACTTATTACTTCTACGATTAAAGATCAAGTACTTTCAAGCCTTATTTCCGTTAACAGCATCGGCATTACCGCCAACCTTTACGAAGAATCAAGAGATTTAAACCTGCCTCCTGACGTGATTGAATCCATTTACGATTATTTTGAAGAAATCGGACTTATCACACTGGAGAAAACTTATGATTCTATCGAGATTAAAATGAAACCTAAAGCATTTGACCTATATAGTCATGGCGGCTTTACTGCCGAAGAAGAGCTGTTAAAAGCCAACCTTCAAAAACTTGACCATGAATTAAGAATCCTTTCCGACAAACTCTCTCCAAGCCTTCTTGAAACGTCCAATAAGATTTCCTCCATCGCCTCTTGTATCGTTAGCGCTCTTGCGCTCTTTAAGCCCTAACAGGAAATCAAACATCTTTCTTATCGGATCGGATGCTGCCCAATACATTCTAGCCGGCATTTCGTCCTGATATATCACAGCCCCTTTGTCTAATACTACTCTCTTGTATTCCTTGGGGGCTTCTCTTCCAAGTGTCTTAGCACCATATATCCTTATTTCTACAGAAGTTATCAAAACCCAATCCGTTTTTTTCATATCCTTTAAAAAGAAAAGCCCTCGCTGTTCCCGACATAATTGGTGTTTGGCCGGTACTAAGCAAGAGCTTTATTTTGATATCCTAAATAACTTACGGTAAACACCACTAAACCGTATCGTCTAATTTTTAATCTGATTCTTAGGATATTAAAATGGAAGTCACTATATTTGCCGCTGGAACAATTTTGGTGCGAACAAAATCACGGTTTTTATCGTGACAGCCATTTTTATATCCGTTTGCAACCGTTGTTTATTGGTTACGGATGCAAAACTAACGAACTTTAGTTAAACAACAAACGAAATTTCGGAAAAGTTTTCCAAATTTCGCTATTTAGAACAATATTAAATAACGAAATTATGATAGAAAATACTCTAACAGAAAGGTTTAAGGAACTAATTAGCGCAAAAAGCGCATCTGTATTAGATTTCAGCCGATTAATCGGAGTTGCTCAAACGACCCTTAATAGTCAATTATCAAGCACTAAGGGCGTAAGTTCTAACGTAATCTTGCTAACGCTAGATACTTTCCCAGACGTTTCCGCTGAATGGCTACTCCGTGGAAAAGGAGAAATGCTTATAGCCTCATCGCCAAATGAGAAAAAGGAGGAAGAAGCCCATGCAGAAAGCCTCTTCCGAAACGTATTGGTTGAATTCATGAGTATGGTTAACAAGAGACTGAAAAGTATAGACAACAATACTCAATCGTCAGTAGACAAGTTAGAGGGAATTACAGACCTACTTACAGAATTAAGAAAAACAGCTTAATTTATATAATAATTAAACAAAACGTACACGTTTAGTGTTTGATTAATACTAATACCTAAATGATGAACGTATTTATAGACAAGCTGGAAAGGTTGATGAATGAATTCAAAAATGAATCAGTCAACCCAAATGAAGACGAAGCCAAAAGGCAAAGCCTTATTCTTATCATATGCAATGGTCATAAAACCCCTAGAAAACATTTCAATTTAAAAGAATATAATCAAAAATTGATATTATGAAAAAATTTCTTATTCTTATTTCTTCGTTAATACTTTTTGCCTGTTCTAGTACTCCAAACCAAGAGGATCAGGTAAAAAATGCTGTACGCGACTATTTAGCTAAAAAAAATATAACCAATTATACAGAAATAGAATGGGGGAAATTAGATAGTGTATATTCCCCATTTGGATCTACAATTCGATACGACTTTTTTAAAGCAGATTATAATGTCAAAATATCCGAATATGAATACATCATTTCTGAACTTAAGTTCCGTCCTGGCACAGATAAGCAAATATCATTATATCAAGATTCCATACATCTCGCAAAAAAAGAGCTGTCTAATATCCTACACAATATAATACAAGAAAAAAAAGAAGCAAAACCAAATCGGCTCGGCATCAACCTTAAGCTATCCTACAAAGACTTATCAGGCAAAGAGAAAGGCGGAACCTTTACTTTTGTTCTAAACAGAGATACAATCTCGATAGGACATCATTTAGACATTTTTGGCAATGTCTGTAAATAACAATAAGCGCCATCACATCCCCGCATATATGCGCATATAAATAATTTCACCTATGTTTTTATAATGGGCAATGATGCTAGTAAAGCAGCATCCGCTAAACGAAATAATAAGTACAATTTAGACAGCTTTATAAATTGCAAAAACAAAGTATCACCAATTTTGTTTTTTACTATATTTGCAAGGTAATGATAGTTTATGATGGGTAATTACAGTAAAAAACAGGAAGAAAAGAATGAAGTTAAGGAAAAAGACAAGGTAAGACGGGAAAAACTTGCCGGATTCTTCTTTAATTTGGCACAACTCACATTTGCCGCTTTAGTGCTTGGGGGAATAACCCCTTTATATACTAATGCAGAAATAGGTGTGAATTGGTACGTTTTAATCGCTGGCAGCATTTTAACCGTTATGCTTGCAAGAGTAGGAAATACAATTTTAAAATAATATATGTATGGAAATGTTAGGTGCTATTTTCACAGTGGGAATCATTATAACCGGCGTATTCTCTATTTGGCTGAAAACCAAAAAAGGGAAAGAATGGCTGAAAAGCCTTTAAATAACAGAATCATGGACATGTTAAGTTTAGTGTATACATTAAGTGCTGTTATAGGCGGTGGTTTCTTAGTGTGGCTTAAAACAAAGTCTGGAAAGAAATGGTTAGAGAGCCTATAATAATTATGGTAGCATTATTCGGATTTGGGTTGATAGCAATTATCGCTATCGGATTCTGGATTTACACAGAATCACCAGCAGGGAAAAAATGGATAAAAAATTTGTAATATGGATTCATTCTTTTTATTATTGATCATAGCAGCCGTTACCGGAGGCGGATTTCTTGCATGGACGTACACCAAGCCCGGCAAGAAGTGGCTTAAAGATTTATAACAATAATGGCAGGGGTTATGATTCCTGCCATATTTTTTCAAACTAAACTTCAAACCTATGAACATCAAACGAAACTGCATCTTTCTCTTGGACAAGGAGAAAGACAAACCTGATTCCAAGCTCCGCTACAGAATCAAGTGGGACGGGAATACCGTAGCCTTTAATGTGGGCTACCGAGTGGACAATAACAAATGGGTAGCCGAAGCCCAAAGATGCAAACCAAACACCACTCATGGAAAGAAAAAAATCTCGGCTGCAACTATCAATTCGGAGATAAACCGTCTTGAAGAAACTGTCAACGACACCTTCTTCTTCTTCGAGCAGACAGGACAAATACCCACGTCTTCCGAATTCCGGGATGAAGTGAACAGAAGGAATGGGAAGATCGTAGAAAAGGAGGAAAAAACAATCTTCGATTACTACCAACAATTCATTACTGAACAAGGTAAGGAAAACAGTTGGTCAGAGAACACATACAAGAGACACAAGACCACAATGAACCATCTAAAGAAATTCGCACCTGATCTTACATTCGCGGACCTTACCCATGAAGGATTGTCACAGCTCGTAGATTATTTCATGAACGTAGAAGTAGACAACGAAACCGGGATGAAGAATTACACGGCGAAGAAGTATATCAATCTGACAAAGTGGTTTCTGAAATGGGCATCAGAAAAAGGATATAACAAAGAACTTGCATTTGTCACTTTCAAAGAAAAGCTAAAGACCATTCCGGCAAAGGTGATATTCCTTGAATGGAATGAGCTTATGAGCGTGTATAATGCTACATTCCCGGACGAGCCTCATCTCGAACTGGCTAAAGATGTGTTCTGTTTCCAATGCTTTACCTCGCTACGCTATTCTGATGTAAAAAACCTCAAGAAAGCCGACATCTATGACGGATATATTACCATCACTACCGTTAAGACGTACGAACCATTAAAAATCGAACTGAACAAGTATTCCAAAGCCATACTGGAGAAATACAAGGACATAGAAGGGATATATGCGCTGCCTGTGCCGGTAAATCAGAGGATGAACAAATACATCAAAGAAATATGCAAAGCCTGTGAGATTAACGAACCGATATGCAGAACATATTATAAGGGAGCGGAAAGAATAGACGAAATCCATCCCAAATACGAACTGATAGGAACCCATTGCGGTAGAAAGACCTTTATCTGCAACGCACTCATGTTGGGTATAGCCCCCAACATTGTAATGAAATGGACAGGCCACAGGGACTACAAGTCCATGAAACCATACATCGACATAGCGGACAAGGCAAAAGAAGAAGCCATGAACCTTTTTAACCGTTAGCCCCCCATTTAGTCCCCTTTTCTTTAAAAACACTGATAATCAGTATCATTTGTACACCCGATGAGAATCGAACTCATATCGTCGGAACCGGAATCCGGTATTCTATCCATTGAACTACGGGTGCGTCTGAAACTTGGACGTGCAAAAGTACAAAATATATTGTCTTTCTCCTAATAATTTGAGATATTTATCTATCAAAATAATATTTTGCACATTAATTTAAGAACAAAACAATCAATTTGATTATATTTTTGCCTAAATATATAACAATATCACAAATAATTTCTATATTTGCAAGCAATTAAAACAATTAGATCTATTTTACAATGAGTTACCTAATTAAACCAGCTAACTATAAAGCCTTGCTTGATTTAAAACAAACAGAGTTAGGCATTAAGCAAATAAAAGAGTTCTTTCAACAGAACTTGTCGTCAGAATTACGTCTGCGCCGTGTCACCGCCCCGCTATTTGTATTGAAGGGAATGGGTATCAATGATGACTTGAGCGGAACCGAACGGCCGGTATCTTTCCCTATTAAAGACTTGGGAGACGCACAGGCCGAAGTTGTCCATTCATTGGCAAAATGGAAAAGGCTGACTTTGGCCGATTACAATATAGAACCGGGTTATGGCATCTATACCGACATGAACGCCATCCGGGCTGATGAGGAATTAGGTAATCTCCACTCACTATATGTAGACCAGTGGGACTGGGAGCGTGTAATTACCAAAGAACAACGCACAGTTGATTTCCTGAAACAAATAGTAACCCGTATTTATGCAGCCATGCGCCGCACAGAATATATGGTATGCGAAATGTATCCGCAGATCAAACCCTTCCTGCCACATGACATTCATTTCATCCACTCAGAAGAGCTTTGCCAAATGTATCCCGACAAAACTCCGAAAGAACGCGAACATGCTATTGCGCAAAAATATGGTGCTGTATTTATTATAGGTATAGGATGTAAACTGAGTGACGGTAAAGAACATGATCTGCGTGCACCTGACTATGATGACTACACCACAATTAATCCGGAAACCGGACTCCCCGGCCTGAATGGTGACTTGTTGGTTTGGGATAAAATATTAGACCGTTCTGTTGAGCTTTCCTCTATGGGTATCCGTGTAGACAAAGAAGCGTTACTCCGCCAACTGACACTCAGCGGACAGGAAAAGCGTAAAGAATTGTACTTCCACAAACGCTTGTTGGATGAAACTCTGCCTTTATGTATCGGCGGTGGTATAGGACAATCACGACTCTGTATGCTTTATTTACAGAAAGCCCATATAGGTGAAATCCAAGCCAGTATATGGCCCGAAGATATGAGAAAAGAATGCGCTCAATTGGGTATGCAACTTATTTGA